GTTGTAATAGCTCCTAATGCCGTCGTGTCAATAGCTGAGAGGGTCATCATACCACTCATATTCTGTTGTAATGCTTTCATAGCCGCATAGAGCGTGACAAGATATTCGGCTTCATTAGGGAAATTTGTAATTGTACTAAGGCTGCTCGCATCTAAAGCTGAACCTTGATTATAAGTAGGGATTGAAACTAATTTACCAGTACCAGTAGGGAATATAGTTACAGCAGCATCCTGTACATAATAGGCCGGGTCTGTAGCAGTAGCATACTGCATATCTGAAGAGTCCTGTATTCTACCGCGATTTCTTGCCGGTATCCTCCTACAAGGCTGGTCTATCGTACCATCATTCCTCATAACATGAAGTACCTTGCTACCTTCAGAAGTGGTAGTATTGGTAAAAGATGTTTCTTCCGCTACCCTCTCCTGCATAGAGCGAGGCATGGCGTTAATAACCTCATTGGCCCCCTCTGTTATAAAAGAGTCTAATGCGGTCTCGTCACTAAATGTACCTACAAGGTCTACCACCTGTGCACTAAATGTTGCCACGTATTTCGCCTCCTTTTGATTCTATGTCCTCACCCATAGTCGTTACCTGAAAATCAATCTGGTCTTTCCTAATAGCTGTAGCAAACCCCGCTTCTCTTATTATGATAGCAGGAGCATACAAAGGTTTACTAGCCCGCTTTCCGCAATTGCGACAATGGAACCAGCCCTCTGAATTATCTTTATTACAGTGCTGACAGGACATTAAGCCCCACCAACCACCATAGTGAGTATTCTGTCACCATTTAACTGGGTATGCGTAATAGATAGAACTTTATTATTAGTTGAATCTAATGTGTCAATATAATCTTTTATATCTCTCGCCATTGTTCCAGCGGCCCCAGTCTCAATACCGGGGTTACCCGGGTGAATGAATACTTTTACTTTTACATTACCATATACAGCCATTTTTTCTCCAATTTTTTAAATTTTAGGATATTCGGGGGCTGACTTTTATTGAAAGCCCCCACAGAATCCAAATCTGTTTACCCTTATTTATTCGGGTTATGAAGTAGTAACAGCGTCATCAATACTAGATAGACACTCTCCAACCCACTCGTCTCCAGCAGCCATTAAATCAATATAATCGCCCTTTTGAGCACTCGTTCCAATTATAAGATTGGAAACTTGAGTACCCGCTGTTGAGTTGGAAGCATTGCCTCCAGCATCTTTCATTACCAAGCTTACAATAGCGCTACCAGCTGCTATTGTAATAGCATTAGATGGAGTTTCTTCTTCTACTATAAATTTATAGTACACTCCATCTTCTAACGCGGTTGGAAGAGTTACTGCTACAGTACCACCAGTAGCACTAAGCATATAGACTTTTCCACTATCATCATTAGTTAAGGTTATAGCTGCATCAACACTTACAACCTTTTTCTTGGTTCCAGCAGTTGCACCACTATTCTGTTCTAAGAAAGCACTTCTCATTATTCATACCTCCTATTAATTCGACTCAAAGTTAAATAGAGCATGAGCTTCAGGAAGAGAAACTTCAAGACCTGCTTCGGTAAGAACCATGTCTTTACGTAAATCTTCATCTGCTGACTGTACATTCGTTTGAATGTGCGTGTCTCTATTTACTCCATTGCCGACTAGTGGACGGTAAGCTACGTTATCAAGGTCAACTAAACACATATATGGCGCTGCATGGCCTCTAAATAGAGGTTCTTTTACTAACGTCAAATCACCGTGAATAGTCTCAACCTTCATTACTTTATGCCCATAAGAACCATTCGCTTGCGACATCATAGGATTCGAAGCAGAATAAGCACTTGACATAAAAGTAGATGAACCGTTCATCTTGTTAAAGAATGAAATAACAGGAAGTGAACAAAGCGCAAGCTTTGATGAACTACCACCGCGAGCTGGGTCAAAAATCACTTCAAGGTCTCTTAAGATAACATCGTAAGTTGTTTCAGCATCTGTACGAGTTGTAAAATAACCTTTATCTTCAGTGTATGATACCTGAGTTGTCGCTCCGGTAATCTGAGATTGTGAGTTTTTGATGATGTGACCAACGATACCGTCGGTATAGTTGATACCACTTTGACTTGCAGAGTTTCCAAAAAGCATTGCTCTTTCGATGTCCACTTTATGTTCGCGAAGTTTCAAATTCCAAATTCTGTCCCACTCACTAGCATAGCCGCGGTAAACCGTAGCTCTTGCAGTATTAGTAAGTTCACAGGCTGTCTTAAAAATTTGACAATACCCATTACCATTTTCTAATTCACGAGACCAAGAATCTGGGGAACCCGAACCTTCTTCAAATGCACTTCCAATGACTGTACACTTTTCACCATCAACAACAGCAGTAGTACTGCCAGTTGCTGCGGAAATTGTACGACCAGTAAAGGTAGTTTCTGTGCTTCCAGCGACTGGAGCAGACTCAACCCGAACAATAGCTGTCTCGGGTTCGTTTGTGCTCGCATTTTTTTCGCCGACTGCAAATACCATACCTTTAATAATCCAATCAGGAGCTGCACCTGCACCGTCATCAACGGTGTAGGCTAGTGTGCTGCCTGCGGCTGGAACAGTATGAGATGCATCAAGTGCAAACGTTCTGTCCGCCATTTGGATTTTATTACGGTCTTTTAACCATCGGAACTGCGGGTCGTCCGTTGCAACTTTAGCAACCTTAGATAGGTACACGAAAAATGGAGATTCATCAGGAGCTAAATCAGCGATTCTATCACTGAAATTATATAGCCGCCTTGATGGTATCACACTATCAATTACCGCACCGGGGTCACCAAACTTTAACGGGCCGGGATTATTATATGTTGCCATATTATATATCCTTCCTCAGTTTATTGTTTAAAGTACGCTATTACGACTACCAGCATTTACAATATTATCCCACATCTTATTTTCTTCAGATTTGGGAGAAGTTGGAGAACCTCCTTGGAGGACTCCAGCTGTACGTGGCTGGTTTTGAGCAGCTTTCACTGCTTGTGCCGTCTCGGGGGCGTTACCTTTTTTATTAACGTCCCTATATAGCTTCACCAGATTCGATAAGCCAACCTGCTCTTTAGGCTGCGTAACAAAACCCATAAACTCTTGAATATCATTATCCGAAAACTTATATGTGTTACGTAACTCATTTACAGTATTGTTGTACGTTATCTCCTCTGTCATTTGTCGTTTCTGCTCACCTAACGCATTGTTCACCACATTATTCATCATTTGAACATCTTGGTTCATTCTGAATTTAAATGAGGGTGATTCTGCATTATAGTAAGCATCCCAAGGGTTAAAATCCTCAGCAGGTAAACCTTGCTGAGCTTCTTGCTGCGGCTGTTGTTGTGGTTGTCCATTTATGTTTTTCTGTAAAACGTCAACGAGGTCAGGTCTTGATTCTAACAAATCCCCCAGAGGTTCAAGCCTTTTAAGCTTTTCATTCTCTGCTTGGGTTCTGTCATACATTGACTGGAATTTGCGGGCTTCGATTTCCCACTCACTCTCTGGAATAATTTCCTGTTGTACCTCTACTTCTGGAGCTGAAAAATCAACCGTCTCTTGCGATTCGGGAGATTCTGCATATTGTCCATCAGTTTCTGTTCTTACGTCTCCAACTATATCTGGGCCACTATCAACTAAACCGTCAGCTACGGGTTGGGCCTCTGTCTGTGCATTGTCCATTTGGTCTCCTTTAGATGTCTCTAAGCTTCTGGAGCTGAACTAGCATCTGCTCTAACATTTGCTAATTTCTCCGCTTCGAGCTTCACCTTTGTTTGTAGATTATTTAACTGAACTCTTCTATCAGCTTTGGCGTCTGAAGCAATATCTGTAAGTCGAGATTTAAACTTTTCAACCTCAACTCTTTTCCTGTCGCTAACAGACTCCCTTTGGGCAGTCTGGAGGTCTCCCTCCAAATTCTTTATTTGCTCACTCATAGCCTGAACCTGCTGCATGAGTTGGTTCTTCTCATCGGTTCGGCGTAGGATAGCTTCTTTATCAAATATTTCTGGATTCTTCTTCAACACTTCTATTTTATCTACAATACCCATCTGGTAAGCCTCCATGTAAACACCAAGCTCTGCCCACTTATTAGTTGGCAATGTAGAACCCGGTTCAATACGTATATCGTGTTGTCCTAAATTATGTCGTTCTTTTTTAATATCTAAGATGGCGCCTGTTTTGTCATCATAATGATTGACCATAGCTTCGGTCATATCATTATTAGCACTGTTTAAACGGAACATCTTTTTATAAGTATAATGGCCTTTAGCTAAATTATATAAAACCTGTCCAAGCCTATTGATACTAAATTCAATATCTCTTAGTTTAGATTTCGGTCTTTCAGTACCTAAAGCAATCATTCTTTCAGTACCCTTAACTGTCTCCGGTGCCTTCTCGGCAAAGCCGTGCATCATCTCCGGTAAGCCAAAAGTAAAGTCAATATAAAACTCACATTGCTGAATTAGCTTATAAAACTCTCCAGCTAATGGCTGAGGAGCTGGGAAATGTGGTTCTCCCTGTGTAGAGTCTACTTCTATGACTGCATTGGGGTTAGCCCAATCTCTTTCTAACTGTCCTAAATCTTCCACACTTCCTAAAGGTACCAATAGTTTTAATCCACCTGAGGCTTGAGCGTGGGAAAGAGCCAACGACCACAGCTTATTTAATAATCGCTGCATTGGTCTGGCGCGAGACACATCTGATTTTGGATAAGGGGTCTCTGTAAAAATGTTTGGAATCGGTATAACTGGATAATGGTCAGTATTCAATATTGTTTCATATAGAACGACCTGAGCAATGGTCGCACACACTTTAACGCGCGTTTGCTTAACTGGTATCACTTGATACTGGCTGGCCTCTATCTGCTCTCTGTTATTCTCTATAAATTCTTGATATTCCTCACTACTAAAAATAACTTCCTCACCCGTCTGCATATCAATAACACGGTAAAAATCAACCTTAACTTTATAGAATCTCTCTAAGATTTGATATTTCTGTCTTTCAAAATAATCTAAATCCTTCGCTTCTGCTGGAGTGAAGATTTTCTTTCCATTATTGTTCATTGCCTCAGGATAATCTTCTTCTAAATAGGTCTCAAGGTCTTGTATGATACCCGTTTCTGTTTCGCCTGTTTCTGGATTTTCCTGTTCGCCTAATTCTGGGTAGAGGCTGACGACCTGTTCACCGGTGAGGATTGTAGAGAGGATAACACCTTCGGCGTCATCGAACCACCTATTTCGAGTATTCGGAGAGACATATACCCTGAACGGGTTTACGTAAGTGAACTTGACATCGCCTCTACCAAAGTCTGATTCCGGGTCTATATAGGTATATAAATAACCCATTCCGGTAGTAGCGTAATCGTGAATTGCCTGTCTTAACTGCCAGTCTCCATTAGAGTTACCCCAAACATATCCCATGATGGTTCTCCATACAGAAGCCACCTTTACGTCAGAATCTTCTCTAGGCGTCATCGTAAACGCAGGTGGTCTGGACGTTAATACTGCTTTAAATTTTTCAATAGCTGGGCCAATCCTATCCATGGGCACATCAGCTTGATTGCGAGATTGTAGCTCATCTACCTCATCGCTGGTAAAATGATTACCATGATAAAAGTCAACATCATATCTGGCTTCCGTATCCCAGTCGGAACGGGCATTACGCCAGCGACGATATAAATCTTGATTGTATTCGGCTCTTTTGTCTTTATCTAATACCACTAATCATCCTCATTGGCTAGTCGCTGCACTAAAGCTCTGTTAATTAAACCTTTAACCTGTGGATTTAAAGTTTGAGGTGCGATTCCTTTTCTATACAATAATGCTTGTTGCCTCTTAGATAATGGGGTTGCGAAGCCAAAAGCCGCTAAATAAGCAGTAGAAAGTTTTGGAATCTCATTAACTTCTGCTTCTTCTGTGGACATCACACCGTCTTTTACAATATACGTATCTACCGGTTTGACTCTCCTATCT